TTTTTCCACATTCGATTGCGGTTCTTGCTGCTCCACGCCCGCGAACCTTTACCTTTGCCAATGTAAAACGGACGCCCGTCGCCTTCGCGGACGTGCATGTACGTGTAGTACGACCCGTTCGACATGACTCAGCTCGGCTCCGCCATGATGTTGGCCAGCCAGGCGGCGCCTTTCGGGTTCTTGTCTTCAAGGACAGTAAACGGGTATGCGAAACCGGTGTGGCCCCGCAGCGAGCCCATGTCAATCTGACCGGTGTAACCCTCGGGCACGCTTTGCAGCCACCGCGTTTCCTTCATCCGCGCCAAGACCTCCAGCACTTTTCGCTTGACGCGAGTCGGGTTGTTGCGCGCAATGACCACCGGCCTGTCACCGTTGACGCTGATGACAGCGTACGGCGGCGCGTTGGGGTCCGTGGTCGGCATGATCACGACAGTGACGTCCTCGTGCATGAACTTCTCGTCGGAGGCAGCGGACGCGAGGTCAGTCTGCGAGACCAGCTGGATGTCCGGCTGGTCGTCCTCGACCTTGACGCCTTGCTCAATGAGGCCTTCGATGTGAGCGGATTTCTTTGCCATGGTGGGCTGCTTTCAGGTGGTTGACGAAGAAGGGCCCCCGCCCCCGCAAGGCAGTGGCAGAGGCCCCCAAAGCCGAAGACCGATCAGGTCGTCAGCAACGGCTGGTTGCGCAGCTGGCAGAGGTTGCGCACGGTGATCGAAGCGATACCGGTCGCGTTCCAGTTGCTGGAGCCGAAGGTCCAGGTGCCCGAGGTCGTCGAGCCAGCCTGAACGGTGTGGGCCGCAAAGGGCGTCACGTTGCCCGGGATCGCCGGCAGCGGGCACACGGTGGAGTTGGCCGAAGTGTCGGTCCAGTCCACGATCGGGCCGGCGTACACGCTGAACGTGCCGCCAGAGTTGACCGCCCACACGATCGCGCGAGCCTTGTTGGCCGTCAGGGTGATAGCCGCGCCGGTGTTGCCATCGGTCGTGGGGGTCGTGCCGCCGGACACCAGGGCCTTGGCGAAGCAGTCACCGTTCAGCGCGAAGCCGAAGGCGCTGGAGCTGTAGGTCGTGGCAGCGCCGGACAAGCCGGTCAGAGCCGCGCCCGCGGTGGCCACAGCGAAGACCGCAGTCAGCGAAGAGCCTTGCTCGAGGTTGTATGACATGTTTCAGATTCCTTTCAGGGTCAGACCAGCTTGAAGACCACGAACTCGTACGTGGCACTGGCCGGGTCAACAGGGGACGCCGTGATGTTCATCGCGCGGACGGTGATCGTGTTAGCCGCCGACACACGAGCATCGAAGACGATGCCCGCGTCGACGGTTGCCGGCAGGCCGAGGGCGACGATGTCGCCGACCGAAGCGCCCGGGCAAGTCACGGTCAGGGTCTGGGTGCCAGCCGCGGAGACGGACGGGAAGTCCAGCGTCGTGATGACAGCCAAAGTCCGCGTGATCGGGCTGCCGTCGTTGAGGAGGGAGTACAGAGCGTTGTTCGACATGGATGATTTCCTTTTGGTTGTTGACGCCCTGAGCGAACTCAGGGCGTCAATTCATCCATCAGAGGGCCGTCACGCCGCACTCGATACGAGCCATCCAGGCCTCGTTGAGTCGCACCGCGGCGAACCAGGTGCTGGCGCCCACGTAGCCAAACTGGCCCAGCGGGTTGGCGTGGTTGATGTCGCCCGACTTCAGCACGCGCGGGGTGATCGCGTTCATGCCCTTCAGAGCGACCTGACCCCAGCAGTCTTCGCCGATCACCAGGAACGGGTAGACGTCGACGTTGGAGGCGCCAACCGACAGGCAGCCGTTCAGCGTGGCCGAGCCGGCAGCCGCGAAGGAGGCCAGCAGCGGGGACTTGATGAAGCGGAAGTCCTCGCAGGCGCCGATCTCGTTGTCGTGGATGGGCTTGAAGGTGCCGTACTCTTCGACCTTGGTGAAGCCAGGCAGGTTGCGGATGTCAGCCACGGCGTCCGTATGCACGAACACGATGTAGGCCGGCTGAACCGCACGGGTGCCGAAGTTCACGCCAGGGGCCAGACGGGAGGTCACGCGCTTGGCGCGGTTGCTCTCCAGCGTACGGGCCGCACGACGCAGGGCGTTCAGGCTGATCGGGGTGTTGACCGACGCGCGGCTGGAGCCGTTGGCGTAGATCACCGTGGAGCCAGCCTTCAGCACGCCGTAGCGCACCAGCTCGAGCACCTCGGCCATCGTCTCGCCCACCAGCTTGACCATCTCGCCGGGGACGTCGTCTTCGTACAGCAGCTCGACCTTGGAGCTGAACTTGTACAGCAGACCGTACTGCTGCAGCGTGACGGTGACGTCCTGGAAGTTGATCGTGTTGGCGTTCGGCGTAGCGCCCTCGCCCAGCACGAAGCTGGTGGGGGTCACGCTCGGAGTGCCCACGTAGCGAGCGCTGTTCTCGATCGTGGTGCCCGAGGTCGAAGCGCCGAAGGGCAGCGTGCGGCGGAACACCAGGGTGTCGGTCGCGTTCTGGGGCATCTGGCGTTGCGTGCCGAAGTCACCGAGGACGGTGATCGGCTGGGCGTGAGCCAGCATGTCTTGTGCGGCGCGGATGAGGTTTCGCGACGCAACGGTGCTGTAACTTTGCAGTGCCATGGTTCAGTTCCTTTCGTTTAGGCCGGGGAGCGTTCTCGCTCCCTGGCCATGTATTCCCACTGTTCGGCGAGGCTCATGTCATCGAATGTCTTCGTGACCTTCGCCGCAGCGCCGGGCTTTGCCGTGACGGCCGCAGCGAGCTTGTTCTGGCGCTCCTGCTTGACGTCAGCGGCTGGCTTGACCTTGTCCGCGTGGAACCTGTCCAGCATGTCGATGGCATCGAATCCATCCTTGCTGCTGGCCAGGGCCTGCACTTCCGGTGTCTGCACCTGGAACCAATTGGCGAACTCGGGCGTGTTCACGTCCTTGCGCCATTCCTTGTGCTTCACCGAGACCAAGGCCTCGTTGAATTTCTTCTCGAGCTGAGCGTTGGTCGCCTCAGTGCGTTGAGACACGATCTGCTCGATCTGCTCTGAAGTGAGACCTGCCCCACCCAGCTGACCGAGCCGCGCCTCGACGTACGCGGTAATACCTTCACCCCACTCGGGGAAGTCCTGCTTCAGCGCTGCCCACTTATCTGGGTCGACCTGTGCCGCGGCGATCTGCTTCTGTGTCGGCTGCTCGGCAGGCTGCGCCTGGCGGGCTTTTGCAAACTCAGACTGCAGCGCACCGATTCGGCCCTTGGCCTCTTTCAGTTCGTTGACCAGCTGCTGTTGAGAAGCTGCCATCTGATCGAACCGCTCCAGCCTGGCGCGGACATCAGGGTGCAACCCCTCGTACGGGTCGACCAGCTTCTGTTCCTGGGACTCGCCAGCGGGCGCCTGTGCAACCTCTTCCGCGATCAGCTCCGGCGTTTTTTCCGGCGGTGCGTCACGCTCTTCGGCTACTGCGTTCCATTCGGCAAGCGCTTGATCAAGAGCTTGGTCTGCCATTCACATCTCCTTGCGTCAAAGATCGGACATCGTCGGCATTGCCGAGGACGCCATTTGGGACTTACGGGCCACCTCTTCAGGCAGCGCGAGAAGCCTCTTCAGCGCGCGGATCTCCCCTCTCAGGGCCATCGTCTGTTCGTAGGTCAGCTCCACCGAGTCGTTGCGCAAGCGCACTCGCTCGATTTCATCGCTGGCCCACTTCTGGACGTGGGCCCATGTGAGGGTAGAGAACTCGTTCACTGGTGGGGTTCTGGTTGATCACAGCGGTTGCTGGGCCATGTTCGGCCTCTGTGCTGCGGTCTTGGCCAAACGCGGTGGTGGACCACGGGCCGTTGTTCCGATGCTACGAGAAAGATACTAGGTGTGCAAAAGTCAGTCACAGTCGTCGGCGGCGACGCAGCATGATGAACTCGCCTCCAGTGCTGACACCGCCCGTCGACGCGTTAATCAGATGCACGATTGCCGTGGCCGTAGGCAGCGGGGAGCGCGACAACAAACGCTGCGCGGCCGTGGATCCCGCGGTCGACATGGTGACAAGGTGAACGCCGGCCGTCCCGGTCGGAAGGCCGGACAGCTCTACGAGGCGCTGACCGGTGGTAGCCATGCGCTACGGGAGAACTTTGTTCCAGACCGCGTCGGCCACCTGGGCGGCTGTTGGTGGTGCGCCCGCGTCGTTGAGCAGCTTGCCCATCGTCCCCGCCTCGTTAAAGTCTGCGGCAATCGTTTCCCATACCGCCGCCGCTAAATTTTGCGGGCTAAGTTCTGTGAAGGGCGTGATGTCGCCCGACAGGTTGCCCGTGGCCCTGACCGTGGCGCTGTTTGAGAACTGCACCAGCGCAGCGCCGATGGCGTCAACAATAGCCCCCAGCGTGGCGTTGTTGACCGCAAACGAGAAGGACGTACTGCCAGATGCGGACAGGGCACCAGCCAAGTTGCCCGCAAGGTTGAACGTGATGGACGTTGAACCTGACGCCGAGACGATCAGTTGCCCGTCTGCCGGGTTGACAGTAATCGTGACCGTCGAGTCGCCGCTAATGTTGACGCCCGCCGCGAGGTTCAGCGTACCCGGCGTGACCGTCACCACCAGATTGGTGAACGACGACATCGCCCCCGGCTTGTACGGCAGCACCCACGACGATGGCGCGAGGTGCCCGCTGGGGATGCCCGCCAGCTTGGACGGGATGCCCTGGCCTACGGACTGGTTCAGCCGGTCGCCACGCCCCCACATGGAACGGAAAGTTCCAGGCGAGCCGCCGATCTGGCGCAACGGAAGCTGCGCCAGGAGCGTGGTGTTTGTCTTGAGAGCCATGAGCCCGATCTCAGCCCCAGCCGACCTCGACCGCGCCGTAGAGGTTGGCGGCCGCCGCCGTGGCCGCACCCGCGAAGTAGAGCCACGTGAGGCAGGCGCCGTCCATCACCCGAGGAAGGCTCGGCAGTTGGTTGAGCAGATCCCGCTCAGCAGCGACGGATGCGGTAGTCAGTGGCAGCGTCAACAACGGGCGGGCAAGGCACAGCGCCCCGGTGCCGGTGTTGGCGGCAGAGAACGTGACCGTTGCGACGGTGGACACGCCCGTGTCTCCCGAGGCCAAAGGCAAAAAGGGGCCGTAGTTGTTTGACGCAGCACCGGAGTGCGAAATGTGCCCCACGATGGACGAGGCTGTCATGGCAACCGTGACCGGAAGCGCCCTGCCCGAGGTGGGCGTGGTGTTGGAGTAGGAAAGCGCGATGTTCTGCGCTGTTGCGCCAGACGCAGCCGTCTGCACCCAGAACAACCTGCATCCTGCGCCGTTGGTGTAGCGCAAGCTGGGCGTGCCCGTGAGGGTTTGTGCCGTGGCCGAGTTGTTCGTGATACCGGGCCAGTAGCCCTGCAAGTCCACCAGCATCAACTGCGCCGGGACACCCGTGGCCACGCCAGTGAGTGCATTGACGTTCAAAACGTGTTTCGTGTCAGGCGAGACATTCCCGCCATGCGGCAGGCCGAAGATTTGCGTGCCGTTGCCAGTCAATTCGTCGCAGGTTCTCCACGCCAGTGCAGTGCCCGCAAAGGCATTTGCTACGGGAGTACCGGCCAGTCCGCTGAAGTCATACC